GTTACTCCTACTCTAGTGCCTAAAATTTTGTTAATAGACATTTGAGCTTCCAACATATCTTTTGTAGTACCGACTAATGTACCGGATGCAACTGCTGCACTTTTAATAGAACTGAACATACTATCGGCTGCCTCCCTACTCATGTTCATACTTCTACCTAAGTCAGTTATTTCCTGACTCATATGCATGCCAATATCTACAAGTTTTTTAAATGTAGTGAGGAGTAACCCTGCAATTACTAGTGGATCTGTAAGTGAAGAAATTAGTGCTGTGCCTATACCTCCTATTCCAGTTGTTAGGATTTTAAATTTCTCTCTTAAAGTCGCTACTCTAGTACCTCCTTCCGTGATTTCAAAAGAAAGCAATTTCATTTCTTCTGTAATACCACTTACTTTGTTACTAAATCCTTTAAAACCTAATTTTTCAACTGTTGAACCTATACCAGATAAAACATCACCTGTTATTCCTAAACCTCCATTAATTCTATCTATTCTATCAGACTGTAGATCTAGTTGTACGTTAATGTTTTTTTGTAAGTTTGCTTTGTCATTAGTTAGAGAAATAGATTCATCTATCTGATCTAATTCTTCATATCTCTGCTGTAATGCTTTACCGCCTAATCCTGCTCTAGCTTGATTTTCCGAGAGTAAACCTTTTTCTTTATCAATTTGTGCTTGTACAGCTTTTCTATCTACCTCTAACTCCTTAAGTTTTAAATTGAGAGTAGTAAAAGCCTGTCTATTTTTTTGACGAGCTGCATCTATAGACTTCTTATCGTATGATAAAATATCAGCCTGCATCATTGAAATATCTTCTACTACTCCTCTAATTTTCCTATATGCATTTTTTGCAATAGTAACTGTTTTAGGAATAGCTTTAAGCTCTTCACCTATACCTTTGATAATACCTTCGACGGAGTCAAAAGTGCCTTCGAGTTCATCTAATTCTACCTTAACACTTCTGGTAGCTGTACGGATAGCATCCATACCTTTTTCAGCATTACCAAATTTTTTGATAATACCCTCTACTTTTAAACCTTCAAAAGGATCAGGAAATTTTTTACCGCTCAATGCTTCAAACTCTCGCTTGTATTGGGCAAATTCAATCCTGGCTTTCCTAATGTTCTCTAAAGCTTCTTCTTCTGGGGTGGCCATATTAATCTACTATACGTATAAATAGTTAGTTTTTCTTTACTGTATAGGATGGCTTTTTGCCTGCCTTTCTTGCTCTTGATGCATCTTGCACCCAAGAAGGAGTGGTAGAGGTAGTTTTTTGTGGTTTTTGTTTATTTTGAGCTTCGTTACGTTTGTCGTATTCTTCTACTAATTTTTGATAAGTAAATTTACGAAGCCAGATAGGCATATTATACACGGTTTCGTAGTCGTAACCGCCTTGACCGTTAAAAACTATTTCATGTATTTGAGAAAATACAGATGTTCTATAATTCGAAGTCAGGCCAAAGAAAGTTGGCATTAATTGGTATGTTGAGCTCCTCCTCTAGCCCATCCTGAAATGTATGGTTTATCTTAGTGTTAATACCGGGTACAATAGAAGCATAATATTCTCTAAACGCTCTTGCGTCTCTAGCTAAAAATCCTTTATCTACAAAACTTCTTACATATGGTCTTTCTGCGTTACCGTTAACTGATACTATCATGTGTTTCATTCTAGTAGATAGGTCTGAGGTAATTACAGTGGAGATTTTCTTTAGTCCATCTATTTCTCTCTGTAGTTCCTTTTCATCTTTCTGTGAAAGGAGTTTGAATGTAATAGTATTATCGGTAGTAGGAAGTTTATACGTAAATTCGTTTTTACGTTCTTCTAGTATTAGTTTAGGATCTAGGTCTTTATTCTTTAGAGTTGTTAGATCAACAGTTATTTCTTCTCCATACATAGTGAATTTATAATCTTTTCCGTATCCTAGTATTCGAGATGCAATTAAAAGTGCGTCTTTATCTCCTATAAGAATATCATTATAATTTACTTTAGTTACTATGAGAGCTTCTAATAGCTTATCAATTACTACTCCTTTTTGTATGTAGTTTTGATTTGTGAGAATATCTTCTTCTTTTGCTGTCATATATTTCATCTCTATCTTACCGTTAGCAAGTGGAGAATCAGCAGGGTATAGAAGACCTTTTGATGGTAAGTCTACCGTTTCGGTAGGCATATTGAATTCGTTGCTCATAAATTTTATTTAGTATAACTAGTTCTAATAATAAATATACGATTATTAAATTTTATATGCAACTTATTTACAAAAAAAAATCCTCCATGAGGGAGGATCTTTAACCTTGTCGGGTTTACTCTAGTAGTTAAGAACGCAATAGTCCATTGCTACTGTGATTGTTAATTCTGCGACGTCAGAAGTAGCCCAATCGAATGAACCTTGAGCCATATCTGTAATAAATGCTCCTTTGACAACCCACTCACTAACTACGTCACCTACGGGACCTAATACGTTAAGGGTTAAATCTTTTTTATAGAAATCTGAGTATCCTGCTCTACCTGTTACTGATTCATAAGAAAGACGAGCCCAGTCCATAACTGCTTGAGCTCCAGAAGGTGTGATTGGATCATATAAAGTCATGTCCATACTACCCCATTCTCTTTTACCTCTTATCTTACGATAAGTGTTCATGTGGTCTAATTTGACTTCTTCGTCGGTGAAATTAGGGGCTGTTACGTTTTTGATCATGAAAGACGGAATAGCATCGATATACATGATGAATCTATTCTGTACTTTAGGCTCAAAAGCTCTAAACATTATTTCGTTGGGATCTAATACTGCCATTTTATTTGTTTATTATAAATATCGTTAGTTAAAAATTATGCTGTAAAGGTTGCTCCTGTTGGTTCGATTGTAAAATCTAACTGGATAAACTCTACTGTTTTAGCAGGTTGAATAAAAATTTGTCCGATTAATTGGTTTCTATCAATTACATCTGCAGTATTATTAGTGTCGTCCATTACTACTCTATAAGCATATAGTCCTTGACGTTGTAATACACTCTCTAAGTAAGGATTTACCGTTGCTAAGAAACTATTTCTAGTTGCAGTAGTATTCTGTTCAAATACTATAGTTCTAGCTGTATCTCCTAAGAACTTCTTGAGTTCAATTAGTAGTCTACGAACGTTAACTCTATCAAGAGCTGATTTTTTCTTCTGTAATGTTTTTTGTCCAAATACTGAAATGCCTGCGCCTGGGAATGTAGCGATTGGATTTACATTAGCTGCATATAAAGTATCTCTTTGAGATCTTGTTAATTTTCTCTCAGCCTGAATAACATCAGAAATACCTCCTCTAGTTAAACCTGCTGGTGCAAACCATGGTGCTGCTGCTCCATCAGTAAAGGCATATATACCTGGTATAACGACTGAAGCTGGTGCCCAAACGTTTTTACCGTTAGATTGCATTTGTACCCAAGGCCAATAATTAGCTGCATAAGAACTATTTAAACTTGCTACTCCTGCTGCTGCATTACTTACTTCAGTCCCGTAGGATACTGCATCTACTACTGCAATACAATCTCCTCTGCTTTCTGCTAAAGAAATGATTGCATCTATTTGAGTGCTGTGTCCTGTTTGAGAATAAATTAATCCAGGTGCTGAAATAATATTGAAAACATATTCATCTTGATTACTAAGTATCGCAATTGCATCTGCATATTCACTTACTGTAATTCCTTGTGATACTGTTCCTATATTATCGAAGTATGTATCTCCTCCTGATACGTTTTCTCCTGTTGCGCCTTCAAATGTACCTGTACCTGCTACTGGTAAAGAACCCGATGCAGATGCTACCCTTATAGTCCCGTCGTTACCTACATAGTCTAAAGTTTGACGTGATACAGAGTCTATCTTAATATAGTTAGATCTGTTTACATATTCTCCAGTTGTAGTAACGTATTTTGTACTCCCATCAGTGGCAACTGATGTACTTTGGTTTCCAATCACTCTTTCAATATACCCTGGGTTGTTAGGGTCTAAAGATAAGTCATTGAATGATTCTAGAACTACTTTATTTTTTGTATTATCGTCTCCTCTTCTAATAGATAAAGAGAAAGTACCTTGTGCGTTGTCTACATTAGAAATTTCATATCTAAAATTGTCTGCAGAACCTCCAACTAGGGATCCATCAGTGTTTAGAGAACTACTACTATTTAGTACTGCTCCTTTTCCAATAGAAGAAAAAGTAAACGGTACCGCTCCTCCATCACCTGCTGTTAAATCTGTATTTGTTGCTACGCCGAAAGTCCCATTTACTACTCTAGTAACTAATACCGAGTTACCCCCGTTATTGAAGTATGATTTTACTGCCAAAGAGGTTAAGTATTCTTGAGTAGATGAACCCGAAGTAAATGTTGTTCCAAATATGTTTTGGTATTGACCGTAAGAAGTAACCACAGTAGGTTCTTCTACAGGGCCTTTTACTGCTGGTCCAATGATAGCTGCTCCTGCTTCTAAAGCTGCGGGTGCTATAAACGAATTATCATTTTCTCTTGCTAATACACCTGCGGAGATTAATGTTTCTGCCATGTTATATAAGTTAAATTATTGAGTACTATTATAAATATCACAAATAAATCGAAAACATATTTGTAAAAATTATATGCTTCTTCCTATATAAATATGACGTAAATAGTTAAAATAGTATTAAACTGGTATGAAAGTCCCAGTTGCTAAATCTACCGATCCTCTTCCATATTTTTCCTGTAGCATTTTACCTACTAAATTTTCTTTTTCATTTAATTGTGCTTGATAATTTTTTGCATTTTCAATACGTTTTTCTATTCTCAATTCTAATAGTTTTATTTGCCCTAATTCTGCTAGTAATTCTTTACTTGCTGATTGAATTTCTTTTAATGTAGTTAAATCGTCTGTATTTAACTGTACTGTGTTTTCTTTATTCATAACTTATTATTTAATTTATTCTAGTATTTCCGTAATGTATAACTTTAATATTTTTATCTGTTTTGAAAGATCTCCATGGATCAACTACTACTGAACCTTCTGGAAAATTATAATCGTGATGTTTGCCCATATGACCTAATAAATGAACTGCTTTGATTGGTTCTATAGGATCATAAGTTACTTTTTTAGCAGAACCATATGATTCACAGTAATGCCCTACTAGTATAGAAGAGGAACCATCTTCATAATGTACATCCGGTTTATATGCTTTACCTAAAATAACAATAGGTAAATTAGCTTTATCTGATTCAATTACAAGTCTAGTTGCAATATTTTTTGCTTGAACTTCTCTTGCTCTCATTATTGCATCAAATAGGTCATAACCTAAATCTAATTTTTCAGCCATATAACGTAAAGCAATGTTATCTCTTGGATGACATCCTCCACCGTCGCCCATACCTGCTTTCATGTATGCTTTACCGAGTATACGGTAAGTAGATCTTTCTAATGCTCCAGTTACTACATCTACATTCATGTTACCTGATTTTTCAGCTACATCTTGAATCATATTAACTAAAGATACTTTAGTAGAAATAAAGGTATTGTAAAATATTTTTATAGCTTCTGCTTCATCCCATGTGCCTACTTCATATCTTGTACCTTCTGTAATAAAAGTTTCATAAAACTCTAATAATAGTTTAGCATCTCCTGTAGTAGAACCATCTTCAGTTCCTATAATAATCATTTCTGGATTAACCATATCCCATTTTACTGTACCCATTGCTATAAGGTAGGGATTGTAAATAAATCGAGCATTACTTATTCTATCTATAAACTCTCTTCTAATTGTTCCAGGAAGAACTGTAGATATAAGGACTATAAGTTGATCTTTACTTACATGTTTATTTACTTCTTCTAATACGTCATTAACTATTGTATAGTCAAAATCTTTATTAGGTAAATGAGATGTTGGGTGACGACCATCATAGTCTGGGTCGTGAGGTGTTGGTACGGCAATAAAGATAAGTTCACGATCTTGACATACGTCTTTAATCGTTGGTACCATTTTAAAGTTTTCAGGAGATACTTCTGTTACGTCGTAACCTATAACTTCATGTTTTTCTGCCATTACTTCGGCAGCGTCTTTTCCGAGTTTTCCAACTCCTATGAAACCTATTCTCATATAAAATTTTTTTATTTAATATAAATATATTAAATTATACGAAGTGAATTTTTTTTTATTTTTTTGATCGGTGGTCTTATTACTTTTTTTACAGGTGAGCTTTCTAATGGAGTGTTGAAAGTCAGAAAATTAAAATAATCTAAAGATTCTTGTTTAGGTTCAAAAAATAATACACTGTAGTTATGAATTAAAGTTTCTTCCATATCAGCTGTTAAAGCAAAAAGTTCATCGGGAGTTAGATTACTAAGCTTCTTTAGTATCTTTTCTATTTTGAGTACTCTTGATATTAAATTTTCTTCTTCATCATAGCTTTCATCCCACCATCTATCAAAAGTCTTATACCCTAGTTTTTTTAGTTCTCTCAAAGAATATGGACTACATAATAATATAAAAGGCTGAAGCATATATATCGGTTTAAATATTTTTTCTGAAAAGAATAATGTCTCCTTGCTTTGTAGTGTCTCTGTAACAATATTAACAAAAGTAGATTTATGAAAGTCTAAATTGATAGATAATGCTTTGTTCTTATCGTCAAAATTGTCGAGAACATGTTTACGTTTATTCCAATCATATGAATTAAGAAAATTCTGTAAACGGGCAGGTATATTATTACTTTCTTGGCCAGTTAGTTTTTCACCTTTTAAGTTTATATTAAGACTTATAAATTTATGAGGATTAGAAGGTTCAGGAGAATTAGCAAGATTTCCTACAGTCAGTATAGATTTACTTTCTAGTTTAGGATTTGATGCTATTACTGCGAACATTAATAGTCTGCTTACTCTTGAAACTCTATTTAAACATAAAAAATGTTTTTCTTTTTGTATCTTCCTGTTATGTTCTAGTGTTTTTATACAGTGTTCAATAATGTGTATTTTAGTAGGTGCTTTTTTGTTATAAAGAAACCAAGGAAAGTCATGAAAAAAAGAATATTTTAGTATAGTTATAGCTGGTTCTTCTCCTTTTAAATATTTCTTATAAGAGTCTGCTAATATTCTATTACCATGAGAAAAGAAAAAGTTAGTAAAGTTTAACGCATTAAGCATCGCAAAGGACTTAAACCATTTAAAATGGGGGTCTCCATATTCCGTACCTTCGGAATCAAAAAAGATACCTACTTTACATAGACCGCTATTACATGCATTCCTTATTTTTATATTTAATTTAGGCGGTTTAGTATAAAAAAGGTTAGAGTCTAGACTAGGAATAGGGTAGATAAATTTTATATTGTTATCAATAAAGTACTGTGCATCTTTTAATACTACTAGCTCGCCGAATATAGCAATACCATTAATAAACGATAAGTCTGGGTGAGTGTTAAATTCATCCAGGCCAAAGTTTACTTTATTCTTATATTTTTGAACTAAGTAATGGTTATGTGACATTATAATAAATATTTGTTATATTCTACTAGACATTTTTTGATTAGATCTATATTATGTAGTTGTAAGTGGTCTGTGTGTCCTTTACCCTTCCAGTACCAGTAACTAGAGTGGTTTACAACTAAGTTTTGAAATACATCATAGAAAATTTCAGCAGTTGTACTTTCATGTACTATGTTCTGTATTTGATCTGCCATGATTGCCCATTCTTCTAGTGGTGGTCTTAACTTAAATTGAGAAGATAAATAATTATAGTATTTGTAATGCTGAACAGGTGTAGGATGTGGATCATATTTCTTAATCTCATCTGAGAGTGGTGGGTTTTCTAAACAAAACTTTTCTATACTACAGGGTATAAAGTACTCACTTTTATAATGCTTTCTTAATGATTCTAAATATTCAGATGAATGCCATTCAATAAATCCTTTATTTACTTTATGAAAATCAAAACCTGAAGGTTCACCAAAAAACCTTTCTATCCAAGGTTCAAACATATATAGCATATTTAATTTAAACCCTAATTCTTTGGAAAGAGAGATTAGAGATTCTATATAATACAGTAAGTCACAAGTAGTGTCTAACGTGTTAAAGTGTTTCGAAACATAATCATCAGAAAAAAAGTCATTATTTGATATCATACCTCCTCCGCTCCATTGATAGTGGTTAAGTCTGTAATCGTGTCTAAGAAGTGAACTCCATTGAACTATTACATGGTGTTCTTTAGGATTTATATTTTTTTCATATTTAAAATAATCTCTAATCCGGATATAAGAGTATTTTGGTCCGGTTCCTGCTTTTCCTAGAGGTATATGTTTATCGTAATGTTGACCTAACCACATGTTCCAGCAAGGATATCGATAATCAGTATAGCTACAGCCGGTAGTAATTAATGTGCTCATAGTGTTCCTGTTATTTGTAAAGTGTATCTTGGTTTGATTCCAATATTACTAGCTGCATGTTCGACATTATGACTGTACATTACATAGTCCCCTCTTTTCCACCCGGTAAAAGGATTTTTATCGTATTCAAAGTAATGCCCTGGTTTCCAGTCTTCTAAAAATACTATTGCTCTATATACGTTAGATTGTTCTATATCAAAAATACGAGAATATGTTTCAAAGTGATCATAGTGCGGGGGCATAATGTCTAACGTACTCATTTTATAAAAAGTAAAACCGCAGTTTTTTAACCCTACATCCTTACCTATATCTTTAGTCCATCTAGGCATTTCATTATTACTTCCATACATACCCCCTGTAAAACTATCATGGTAGTACCCACTGTTTCTCCATAGTTGTACTTCAGACTCTTTAATTGGCTGTTTCTGGTAATTAAAACTTAAATACTCTTCTCCAATAAGTACATCATTTATTTTACCTATTTTTATCATTCTCTTATCATATCATTAGTACAGCAGTGAAAAGATCCTCCAAGTGTTCTAGAATGTCTTATTTTAAGGTCTAATGCCTCTATCTTGTATTTCTTTAATACTTTAATTAGTTCAGTCTGTCTGTTATCAACACACACTGTATTTTCATCTAATGACAGAAGGTTAATACCTATCCATTCTGATCCTCTAAGTACACCGGTATACCCTATGTCTACCATAGGGGGTGAATAAATTACATCCCACCCTTTAAACAGAGAAGGCATATTTTTTTCATTAACTCTAGCTGGGTTTACTAATACAAGTCCGTCTCTGAGTATAGAAATTGTAGAATCTAAATGAGAATATGAATACATATTTTGTAAGAAGTGAACATTATACTTATCTCCTAGTACATTCTTTAACCAAGTAAATCCTTTTTTGTTTCCAGTATTAGAATTTAAATAAAGTATATCATCATTATGCCTTAGTATGTTTGCTGCATCAAAAACAGGTTCAACATCTGTTAAAGTTAAATCATCTAAATTATCCCTCTGATAAGAATTATCAGTTAATCTTGGTTTAGGTGCACATATCCATTTTGATCCTTTCTCGTTATAATCAATAAATAATTCTCTATAGGCATCTGTTTCAAAATGTCTTGACCTCAATGTTTGAGGTGATTCTATGAGGGTATTCCCTATTACTGTCATAGTATCTCTAGGACAGAAGGTATAGTATTGATCTGTCTCCCAATATCCATTAGAGATGGTTTTTTTAGTATCTAGGATATTAGGTCTATGTACTTTTGCACCGAAATCTTCTAAAGCTTCAGCTAATAGATCTAAATCTTCAATAGACTCTTCATAAACTTGAGAATCAAATAAACCTCTTTCTGATAAAGGGATTTTATCTTTATCTGCAAAATTAATTGCATGTAAGTCAGTTCCGTGAAATGGTTGGTTCGCATTATCTACTCTACCAACTATCACTTCTTTTAATCTGCTATATTCGTTGTTAACGTTAACCATTATTGAAAATTTTAAAATTTGTTAAGTTAGGGTAGTCCAAATAACTCCATTGCTTAGGTTTTGTTAGTATAGCAGAAGGAAGTTTATTTATTCCATGCTCTGCTATTTCTGGAGTCATATAATAATGATACCCAGTATTGTTTATTTCTTGATTAGTCCAAGACCCGGCAGTATTATCTCTTCCGTCATAAGCCATACACCTTAAAATATGGGCTGTTTTTTTATTGTCAGTTAATATCATACCTCCTCTACCTAAACTTAGGTGCTTTTGATATTGAAATGAAAGTACCATATATGTATTGTCAATATATGAATTTTTTTTCCAATAAACAGCGGAATCTATAATATTATCTGTAATGTAATAATAGTCCACCCATTTATTGTCAGTAAAGTTGCGTTTAATATTTAATTTATCAGATAACATTGGTACAGAAAGATAGGTATGATTTGGAACAACTATTTCCGTTGCATTTGTGTATCTTAGCGCTAATTCTAATCCATGAGTACAACAGTCTACTGCTACTGCATAAGGTGCATTATAGTACTCTGCTATTTTCTGTTCGAAAAGTGTTACTTTAGCAAATGGATTCATTGTACTGCATTATCTGTTTTAAAAATATTCATTCCATTCTGGTAAATAGTCTCCAATCTTTACGTTTCTCTGTTTATCCATTATACTTATAAAAGAATAAAACCTATCGATATCTTTTTGTCTAGTTTCCCTAAATAATTCTAATTTTAATTTATCGGCCTCGTAAGGAACTAATTCATCTATATTATTAACAATTTCTGTTTTCATTTCTTCAGGAATTAGACTAACATGTAAATGGTCTGGGTAATGTACGTAGTTATACGCTATGACAAGATCATGTTTCTTAGTAAATTTCCTAAAGTTATTTATATTGTATACATTCAGTGCACTTATGGTCTGGCACATTTCTAAATTAAAAATATCTCTATACTTTAATATTTTATCGAATGAATTCATGATAACTGACCAATCTGATGGAAATCTAACATAGTGGTTTCTTTCTTCTAAATCATCTATTGATAAATGAATTTTTACTTTACCAAAATGTTTCCATAGCTCTATAAAGTAATCGGGAAATTGAGTGCAATTTAAGCTGTAGTGTAGATTAATATTCTTACTAGTTCCATCTTTAATAAATTTTTCTAAGAAATAACCATGTTCTCTTATTAATGTTGGTTCGCCTCCGTTTATCCAAACTTCTTCTAACCCACTGCATTTAGTATAAAGCTCATCGTAAAAATCAGTATCCCTAAACCATTCA